TTCAGGATGGTCTTCAGCCTTTACGGGCGACCAACCTTCTCTGAACATTTTAGAAACATGGGTGTTGTCGGATTGACCAAGAAGCGATGTCTTAACCCACCGAAACACATAACCATCTTGTGGCTCTGGGTCAGGCAGGATTGAGGCAGGCTTCCATGTGTCAGTCGGTCTTTCATCTACTTTACGAGAAGTTGATTTTCTTGGTGTGCGCTCTTCAGACATTACGAGGTCTCCTTTGCGAGTTGCCTCGCGTACTGTTCAGGGGTTAAACCCAACCTCTTAGCGAGAGAAAGCTGGGTGGACGTTAGCCGTATTTTGCGCGGTTTAGCACCGTTGCTCCTTGCGGAGGGTGCCACCACCGTCGAGGGTTGATTAGCAGTCACGGATGCGTCACGCCCATATGTGTCGCCATTATCCTGCCAATCATAGTCTGGGAAAGCTTGTCTCAGACGAGAATCAATCTGTCGGAAATACTCTTGGCTGTTAGGCTGGATGCCTCGCTTTATCAAAGCGGCATGTGTGCCATAAGCAAGGCTTGTCATTTCTTCAAAGCCATCCTGCATGAACCAAGAGTTCTTTTGCGCCCAACTTGCAGCTTCAGGATCTACCTGTGGCGGCTGTTGTTGAGCAACATTCTGTACAGCCTGTTCAGCGACTTGTTGCTGATACGACTGTTGTTCGTACTGCTCTCGTTGAGCTTGTTGAGATGCGACGTTTGTTTCGTATCTCTCGGCCTCATGTAGCTCTGCTTGCGCTCTTGTGAGGGTTTCTTGTGCAGATACTAGGTTATCAGTATCGCCTTCCTCATACGCCTTCTTGTAGCTATCACGGGCTTGTTGCAAAGAGAGTTCTGCGCGTTGCTTGATCTGAGCGACTAACGCTCCCTCACCACGATTGATCAGAGATTCCATCTCTTTATTCTTCGAGGCAAGCTGTTGAGCAACCCGCACAGCTTCTTCACGCATCTTTTCAGCGGCTTCGCGTTGTCGCCGCTCTTCGTGTTGTTCGTAACGAAGCTTGTTGATTCGTTTTTGAACCTTGTCGCTGTAACCTTCTAGCTCATCATCGTCTTCATCATCAGATAACGCCTCGGACTTTGGAGGCCGACGATCTTCTGCGCTGCGGTCATCAATGATTTCCAGTTCTATATCAGAGTCTGGTGACACTTCATCTCGGCTTTTACCGATCTGTGTACGGACGCCAAAGAACTTTTCTTCTGCGGAAGTTGTTTCAGGAGCTTCCGGCTCCATTTGTGCTTCACTCATACCTTAATAATCCCCCTTGGATCTTCTACAGTGGCTTCAACAGAATCATCGTTGATCAACCGAAACTCCTTACCATGCACCTTGAATCGGGTGCCTGAATAAGAACGCATAAGAATCCAGTCGCCTTCCTTACACAGAGGGCCGGAAGGGAATCGCTTAGGGTCATTATAAGCATCTGCTCCGAGCTTCAGAACCATGCCGACAATAGACCCTACCTCTTCGTCTTGCAGAGTTTTGGCAGCTTTTAAGATGCCTCCCTCAGTCATTTCATCAGGCTCAGGTAGAGCGATTAACAGCTTATAACCTTTCGGTTCCGGCAACTGCTGCGCCGAGCGAGGCTCTTTGTCCTCGGTTACTGGATCTGGAGAAATCAATACCGATCCCACCTCACCTTTTGCTAATGCTTCAGACATTAGTATTACCTTCTGCACTGGAAAAAAGCGTCCAGAGTCGCTTGCACCGCTTCATGCGGCGTTATTCAGACTCGAATCTTGACTTCAAGTCTAGAATTTCTCGCTCAGCTAGGGCCAAACCTTCAATGATTCCGCATACCTTTGCGTACTCGTTGAAGTCTTTGCATGCCCCGCCGCTTACATGATCTGCATACTCGTTCATTTGAACCCGTAAATGGTCTCTCATGTAATCAAATACATTCTGAGAAGCGTTATTCATCAAACACTTCTTTCGCTATCTGTATACCAGCCTTCAAACCTTCTACTTGGTCTTTAGATTCTTGCTCAGCAATCTTCACACCAAGCCTTGCCTGCTCAATCTCTGCTTGTTGATCTAGCCGTTGCTGATCAAGGTCTGCTCTAGCCATAGCCTTTTGAGCATCAAGCTGCAATCTGCCCATTTCGGACTGTGCCCTAGTCTGTGCTTCCATCTCTTTGATTTGCAACTCTTTTTGCTGCATCTGAATGATGGGATCTTGTGATTGCTGTTGCGCCTTCTGCTGTTGAGCTTGTTGCTGGTTAGAACCTTTCAACTGTTCAGCGGCTTGACCCGCCAATCTAGAGATTCTGAACTCAATATCTTCAGGCAGCGGCTCTCCAGGAGGTGGCAACTCGAATCCAAGTTGCTTTTCAATCTCAAGCCGGTACTGGAACGCCAAATGCTCTTGAACGTGGGCTGCAAGCTCTGCCATAGCCTTCTTAGCGTTGGGACTCTTGGACATGATCTCCATAACCTTGGGATCTTCTGCCATTGCCTTGTGAGCTTGGATGTGAGCTTCGTGATCTTGGTAGGCAAACGCTTTAACAGGCTTACCGTTGATCATATTCATGTTTTCAGTGATCGGATCAGTCGGTTCTTGGTCATCATCCGTTGGAACGATCTTATCTGCGTCCCGAATGTTCAAGATTTCCAGCATTTGCCGGTGTAATAGCGGCATGTCGTACATTTCTGGCGCTTGTTGCGCTAATTGTAGTGCCGCTTGGTACTGCATGATGCGTTGAGCCATCGTTCCGGCGTTTGGATCGCTAACTGGGATGATATCTACCCGATCATCGAAGTCTTCAGCCACCATTGGCTTGTTTTCTTCGTCGTATGGGTACGATTCAGGCCCAAAATCACGCACAACGTTAGATAACAGCCGTAATTCACTACGCATAGAGGCGTGTAGACGTGCTTGAACAGCACTCATCACCTTCATAGAGCGTTCTAGTATTGCCAAGGTGGTGCCAACGGGTGCTTCAGCGTTCATATCCGCTGCTTTTACGTCTGCCGCCGACGCAAACCGTCTACCTTCCTCAACAATGTCGCCCATAAGCTGGTACAAAACAGTACTTGGCTCTTTGTAGGGCAAAAAACTGATGTTTTCTTTGATCGATCCACCCGGAACGTCCACATCTCGGAACTCACCAGGCATGATCGGGGTGTCATCACCCTTAATTCGTAGACCTCGAGCCTTCAAGCCACCTGGTAAGTTGGCAAGTGTGCCTGCATCAACCAGTTGACGGAGCAAAGAGGTGGCAGATTTCGCTAATCCACCAATCATGTGGATCAAACCAAAACCGTAGAAGCCTAAACCAGGCATATACTGGTAGTGAACGAAGTGATCGCGCTTCATCTTGCGCTCATCGGTCTCATACCAGTTACGTCGTATTGACAGTATCGTGCGAGATGACAGATCAATCGACACCACATACGGCAACATGATGCCAGTAGGCTCACCTTTGTTCGTATCTTCAAAACCGACAAGATCTAGATCGACATTCATTTCTAAGATGGTGTGCCGATAATCCATGTCGTAGTTGGCAGAGTCGCCGGTTAGCTCGTTGTACTTGCGCTCTATGTCATCGTAATCGGGGGCGGCTGCTGGTAACTCCACATCTAAGTAGAAGCCTGCAACTTGGAGCTTACGAATCTCATTTGCGCTGCGCTTCATCACATGTGTGTATCGTTCACACGTTGATAAGTCTGAGGCACCGTAACTAACAACAAAGTCTTCTGCCGGAACAAACATGCTGCAAGGCCGACCCATGTTGGGGTCATAGTAAACCTTACGGAAAGCAGAACCTGCCAACGGCAAAGAGAACAACATACGTTCTGTTTCAGGCCGATACTCGGTCATCTTCTCGGTCAGCAGGTAGTTCAGATAGTCTTGAACTCGATTCGCTTGGTTTTCCTTGTCAGGGGTAATGGTGCCGACCACTGAGGTCTTTACAGGCCCACCCGCTGGGAACAACTCTTGTATCGCCTGAGACTGAAACTTAATGACTGACTCGGTAAGCAGTGGATGAAACACACCACAAGCGCCATCCCAAGGGGTGGTGCGGTCTTCATGCTTCAGCCCCAGCAGATCCAAACCCTCGATGTAGGTTCGTTCCCAGTCTGCACGACTTTCTTTGTCTGACTTGAAGGAGCCGACAAGCTCAGAGGCGATACCGTAAAGATCGCCCTCATCGATAAACTCGGCTAGGTTGGAGTCGTGGGACTCCGCACCCATTGGCACCATGTCTGGGTCAAAGTCGATGATCATCCCGCCGTCTTCGGTTTCTATAGATACCGCATCAGGATTAACAATCTCTATCTCTAGGTCAGGCTCATCGCCGGTTCCCTGAGAAAATATCGACTCTGGCGTAGCCAAAGGGCGGTCAATAGCCATCTATCCGTTCTTCGTGAACTTTTGAGGTCGGGCCGCACCAGAACCACGGGCAACTGTATTGCCTCCTTCTCGCATCTGCACTCTAGCGACACCACCATTAGCCATCATCTTTGGGCTAACCTTCATGCCGCCAGTTTTACCACCAGCCTGCATTTTACCAACACCATCAGCGGCAAAAGCGGGAACCATCTCGCCGCCCTTTTTGACCATAGGCATCTTGCCACCAGCACTCATGCCTTTGGCTTTCATTTTGCCGCCAGCCATGTAGCCTTTGGATTTCATTTTCCCGCCACCAGCCATACCTTTAGATTTCTTTCTCATAACTTTTCCACCACTAGATTTATAACTTAAAGCCGACATCATTTCCTCGTTCTGAACTGGATCAGAGAACGATCTCTTTCTGGCCTTTCTGATTACCCTTTTTCTTAATCCTTTTATTAGATCTTTCAACAATCAATCCTCTGAGTAGAGATTATCGAATACTTGATTCACATCAAGCGTATAGTCCAAATCGGACTTACTGTAGTGAATGTGCTGGGATGGTCTGAAGTCTGGGGCACCTTCGCCTGTCTCAAACCATGCCGGATGTGTCACTCTAACCCTATTGTTAGGCAAAGCAACGATATTCCCCGTCCACTTACCAGCATCTAAAAGCTCCATAACATGACTCTGCTTGTGTTGTGCAGGGTCATCAGCTATCTCGTTGTCAGTGTAATCCACTGTGAACATATACCTAGCTGGATACATATCGCCATCGATCTTAGCAAGCCAGGGACATGGCGTACAACGATCCAAGACATATACCGAATGCTCCCGCGAACTACAATCCCACGGTTGCGCTGCCCACGTTGGCATTGGCTCAGGCCATTCCTCTAGCGGAGTATCTGCTACCAGACCTGTGATCGGCATCCTTGCCCACATCGCACCGCCGTGTACGTTCGGCTCGTCATCGTCATCGTAGGTCTCGGCCCCAGTGAATATCATCTGAAAGCTCAAGCTACGACACGGCATAGTGGTTACAGCAACTGCCATCGCGTGTATGAACTCACCGTGATACTTGGCGTGGTTGTGGGTGTATTCCTTTCTTACCCAGCACTTGAAGTACGGGATATTGCTTTGCAGGAAAGCCATCAAACAGCGTCCTTAT